TGGTCAGTTACTGATCGGCACCGGTGCCGGTTTCGCCCTCTCCACGCTGACCCAAGGCACCGCGATCTCGGTCACGAATGCCACCGGGTCAGTGACGATTGCGAACACGGCTCCTGACCAGACGGTCACTTTGACCCAAGCTGGCGGCGTTACGATCACCGGCACCTACCCGAGCTTCACGATCTCCTCGACGAGCAGCGGTGGTACGGTCACGAGTGTTGATTCTTCTAGTACGGTAAGCGGATTTACGCTAACCGGCGGTCCGATTACAAATTCAGGTATAATTACGCTGGCTGGAACTCTGGCTATCAGTAATGGTGGTACCGGAGCTTCAACACAAGCAGATGCTAGAACGGCGCTTGGGCTCGGGACGATGGCCACTCAAGACTCTAACAACGTCTCGATTACCGGCGGTTCGATTGGTAGTAGCGTGTTGGTCAATTTGACTAACTCTACAGGTAATATTAGCGGAGGCACTTACTAATGCCTGTTATCCTTCTCAAAAAGAGCGATTCTGCAGGAGCGGTGCCGACAGGCTCTAACCTGACGAATCTTGCCGGTGGCGTCGAGGTCGCGGTCAACACTGCTGATCGACGCATGTACACCATGACGTCGGCTAGTGCGATCGTGGAACTCGGTACAAATCCGACTTCTATCACGATCACGGCGGTAAACGGCGGTACGCCGACCATCGGTCAGTTGCTCATCGGTAACGGGACGGGGCTTACCCGTTCGACGCTGACGGCTGGTACCGGTATCGCAATTACTAATGGTACCGGCAGCATCACGATTGCAGCGAGTGGCGGTGGTCTGCCGACTGTTACGGTGACGGCTTCAACTGCGATTACCGCGGCAGCTAACTTCCACTACGTCTTAACCTCTGCGACAGCGGCGACGGTTACGCTCCCGGCTTCGCCAACGATTAGCGACACGATTTACGTTACAGTCGGTAATGGACTGACTACCAACGTGATAGCGCGTAACGGTAAAAACATTCAAGGGCTTGCCGAAGATTTAACGCTCAACACGCCGAACGCTTCAGCACAGCTTCGATTTACGAATGACGCAACAGAAGGATGGGTACTAGCATGAGCCTGTTTTCACAATTTGCAGCCCAAAGTGCTTTTCAACAGGGTAGATTTATAACCACATCAATGGTCTATACCACACCGGTAAACGGTAACTACGCCATTTATGCTGGCGGTGGTGGTGGTAGCGGCGGTGCTGAGAGCAACTACTCCGGAGGCGTACCGACCGGAGGTGGGGCGGGTGGTACTGCTGTCCGGTTCGTTTATCTCAGCGCTGGTGTATCACTCAGTATTACGATAGGTGCTGGTGGAGCTGGTTCTAGTTCTACCGGGAATTCTGGAAGCGTCACTAGGGTTGTCGGTGGCGCGGTCAGCTTAACTGCTAACGGCGGCGGTGGCGGTGGCGGACTCAATACGAGTGGTTCTTTCACGGCTGGTGGTGGGGCTGGCGGTACTGCCACAGGCGGTGATTTTAACTGGACAGGCGGATCCGGCGGCAACTCAGTTAAAATAAATGGTGGTGCAAGTGCTCGTGGTGGCGGTGGTGGCGTCGGAGTATTTGGTAATGGTTATAGGGGCGGCGAGGCTATCTCAGGTGCAGTCACTCAATCTCACGGTGGCGGCGCTGGAGTAGGCGGTAGAGGCGGCGACTCTTCGTACCTTGTCAGAGATAACGGTAACCAGATGGTCGGCGGCGGTGGCGGTGCTTTCGGACCCGGAGGAGACGTTCCGCCTTTTGCGGATTTTGGCGAAGCTGGTCCCGGCTTTCCGGGCGCTTATTCGCCAAGTTATATTCTTGGTACATCTCCTTTTATGAATTGCTTTGCCGCTGGCGGTTCCGGTGCAACCGCTACTGTGCCTTTTCAGGGTGGAGGTTCAGGGGCGCGTGTTGACGGCACTAGCGCCAATGCTGGCGTTTTTGGCGGTACTGGCGCTTCTAATTCTACGTCTGGTTCTTGCTTCTTTGGCGGCGGTACCGGCGCTGCGAGATTCACTTCAGGCACCGGCGGTGCTGGTTGGGTTTGGATTTCATGGGTGCAATCATGATTTACGGCATTTTTAATGAAAATGGTGTAGTAGATCGGCGAATTATTGCCGATCAAGCATTTATGGATGCCAAGTTTCCGGGTCAATATGTTTTGATCGGACCGGAACCAGAACTGCGGTCACCCGTCATCACCAAGGTTGCTATGATTTCTCGCTTTACTCCGCAAGAGTATGTGGGAATTGTCAGTGCGACTAAAACGGATGTCGAAGTTCAAGCGTGGTATGACTTGTTCCAAGCAGCTTCTAAGGTTGACTTGTCAGATCCGCGCACTGTTGCGGGTATCAACGCATTCGTACCTAAAAATCTGCTAACTCAGGCTCGTGCTGATGCAATCCTGACCGACCCAGTGAAGGAAGACGAGAGACCGTGAGGTAATCCGAGATGATGACAATGATCTCAACCTTCCTGTCTTTCTTGGCAGGTGGGCTACCCAAGATCCTGCAAATCTTCCAAGACCGGCAGGACAAGAAGCATGAGTTGGCTTTGGTCGCTGCTCAGAAGGAGCGTGAATTGGCCCTTGCCGAACGTGGTTTTATTGCTCAGGCTCGGGTTGAAGAAATCAAGCTGGAGCAGATCCAAACTCAGACGGCAGGTGAAGAACGTCAGGCTTTGTATCAGCACGACATGGAAATTGGCAAAGGTGCATCGCAGTGGATGATCAACCTCCGCGCCAGTGTCCGTCCGGTTGTGACTTACATCTTTGTGCTGGAACTTGTTGCTATCAACATTGCTGGAGTCTGGTACGCCTACAACACGGGCGTGCCGTTTGCCGCCGCAATGGCAGAAGTATTTTCAGATGATGAAATGTTGATTTTGTCATCTATCATTGCCTTTTGGTTTGGGACTCAGGCTTTTGGCAAGAAGTGAAAGTCAGTCAGGTCGCAATTCAAATGATAAAGCACCACGAAGGAGTGAGGACTAAGCCTTACCGCTGCCCGGCTCTTTTGTGGACGGTCGGCGTAGGTCATGTGATTGACCCGAGCCATACCGCGGTAAAGTATGAAGAGCGTAAAAATCTACCGATACCCGCAGGCTGGGCTCGCGTCCTCACGATGGACGAGGTGGACTCTTTACTTGCTCAAGACCTTGGCCGGTTTGAGCGTGGTGTGGTTCGACTTTGCCCTGCTGCTGTTAGCCGTCAGGGAGTCTTTGATGCTCTCGTATCTTTTGCGTTTAACGTCGGGTTAGGAAACTTGCAGCGATCTTCGCTCCGTATGAAAACTAACCGCGGCGAGTTTGAAGAAGCAGCTGACGAATTTTTAAAATGGACTAAAGCGGCGGGTCGTGTTCTGCCGGGATTAGTCAAACGTCGTAACGACGAGCGAGCGTTGTATTTAACTGGAGTTGCGTAATGCCCGCAGCAATGACTTACACAAGTCTGAAGTCAGACATCCGCAACTACCTTGAGCGCGGTAGCGTTACCGACCCTATCGTTTACGAGCAGATCCCTCGGCTAATCACGTTAGCCGAGCGTAGAATCGCACGTGAATTGAAGTTACAAGGGTTCCAGACCGTAGTGGTTACGAACCTCCAAGCCGGATTGGCGGTTTACCCTAAACCGGATCGCTGGCGTGAAACTATCAGCATGAACATCGGCACGGGCGTGACTAACAATACGCGCACGCCGGTGTTCTCGCGTTCATACGAATATATCCGTAACTACTGGCCTGATGAGTCGCAGACTGAGACGCCAGAGTTTTACGCCGATTATGATTACCGTCATTGGATCCTTGCGCCGACTCCGGACGCAGCGTATCCGATGGAAGTATTGTATTATGAACTCCCCCCGCTGCTAGATGACTCGACTGAGACTAACTGGCTGAGCGAATTTGCTCCTAACGCGCTGCTTTATGCCTCGTTAGTCGAAGCTACTCCGTTCATTAAAGATGATCAGCGAGTTCAACTGTGGCAAATGTATTACGACCGGGCCATCTCTGCTCTGAACGGAGAAGATTTGGCTAAGATAC